CTCACAACAGAAACTACTATAGCATCAACAGATTTAATCCCAGTTTATGATGGAAGCGCTAGTACATGGCGCAAAGCAACCATAACAAGCGCCGCCCTTCAAGGAACTAAGGGGCAAAAAGGCGAAGTAGGAAGCACAGGTAGCACTGGTAGCAATGGTTCAAAAGGACAAAAAGGTGCAGTAGGTGACACGGGTGATACAGGAGGCGTAGGTGCTAAAGGTCAAAAAGGTGAAGTCGGAAACACTGGTAGCACTGGGGCAACGGGCTCACAAGGAGACCAAGGGGTAAAAGGCCAAAAGGGTGAAATTGGAAATCAGGGTGTCGCGGGTGATAAAGGTCAAAAGGGACAAACTGGTTTAACTGGCGCGACGGGTGCTACAGGTTCAACTGGATTAACTGGAACAACAGGTTCTAAAGGGCAAAAAGGCGAAGTCGGAACTACTGGCAATACAGGCGCTAAAGGTCAAAAGGGTGAAGTCGGCGCTACAGGCAGTGTGGGGGCTAAAGGCCAAAAAGGTGAGGTCGGGGCAACCGGAGGGACAGGTTCAAAAGGCCAAAAAGGTGAGGTTGGAACTACTGGAGGGACAGGTTCAACTGGTGCTAAAGGCCAAAAGGGCGAAGTTGGGGCAACTGGTTCAACTGGCTCACAAGGAAGCACAGGGAATACAGGTTCTACTGGCGCAAAGGGGCAAAAAGGGGAAACTGGCTCTACAGGTTCTGGTGGTGCGACAGGCTCTAAAGGTCAAAAAGGTGAAGTTGGCGCAACGGGTAGTGGCGGCTCTACTGGAGCTAAAGGTCAAAAGGGTGAGGTTGGCTCAACTGGCTCTACAGGCGGAACTGGCGCTAAAGGTCAGAAGGGCGAAGTTGGAGTTACTGGTTCTACAGGTTCTAAAGGCCAAAAAGGTCAGACAGGCAACACTGGTTCTACAGGTGGTACAGGTTCTAAAGGTCAAAAAGGCGAAGTTGGCGCGACAGGAAATACAGGTTCAACAGGCTCAACAGGTAGCACTGGAGCAAAGGGACAAAAGGGACAAACAGGAAATACAGGCGCAACGGGTTCAACTGGTGGAACAGGAAGCACCGGCGCTAAAGGCCAGAAGGGACAAACTGGTTCTACGGGTGGAACTGGTGGAACTGGTCAAAAGGGTCAAAAGGGTCAAAAAGGACAGCAGGGCGCTACAGGTGGAACTGGGTCAACAGGCGGAACTGGTTCTAAGGGGCAAAAAGGTGAACTTGGCAATACAGGATCAAGCGGTAATCCTTTTGGTGGTGGTACATTTACAGGTGCTGTAACACTTAATAGCACAATAAGATTAGCTAACTTGAGTAGTGCGCCTTCTGGTGCAAACGGAATGATGTACTACAATACTACTGAAGGTTCTAGCTATAGGTACGATAACGGTGCTTGGTGGCAAATGAATAGAGCGCAAACTTTAGATATAGACCTTATACTTGTAGCTGGCGGCGGTGGCGGCGGTGTTCACATTGGTTCTGGCGCGGGTGCTGGCGGTGCTGTCAGATCCTCCCAAACTGTTGAAAAGGATGTTGCCTTAACAATATCAATAGGTGCTGGTGGTACAAGTCAAGGTAATGGCAATGATAGTACAATTAGTATCAGTGCAGTACCTACAGCAGTAGGCGGCGGTTCTGGTAAACAAGGTTACAACAACGGACAAACTGGCGGTAGTGGTGGTTCTGGAGGCGGTGGTACTAACTACAGTGGTGCTGGCGGAACTGGTACTGCTGGACAAGGAAATAATGGTGGTCAAGCTGGTGGTGCTTACTTCCCAGGAGCTGGTGGTGGCGCAGGGGGCGTAGGAACTGGTGGAAGTGGCACTCAAATTGGTGGTGCAGGGCATACATGGCTAAACGGAAGTACATACGCTGGAGGAGGCGGTGGTTCTTACTGGGTAAATAGAGGACACAACCCAGCGGGCGGTTCTGGGGGCGGTGGTTTTGGAGGCAACTCTGGAGGTGCAGGGGCTAACGGAACAGCTAATACTGGCGGTGGAGCTGGCGGTTCTAGTTACAATAACTTCACTGCGAAAGCTGGTGGTAGCGGAGTATGTATCATTAGATACCAAAGTGGTTCTACTTTAGCTACTGGAGGAACTATAACATCTTCTGGTGGATACAAATACCACACTTTCACTTCGTCAGGAACATTTACATTTACAGGATAAATAATGGGACATTATGCAAAAGTATTAGACGGTAAAGTTATTAAAGTAATAGTTGCTAAAGCTGATTTCTTTGATACATTTACGGACGATAGTGCTGGGGAGTGGATAAAGACTTCTTATAATACTCATGGTGGAGTTCATACGTTAGGGGGAACACCTCTAAGAATGAATTTTGCATCAGTTGGAGGAAACTATGATACAGAGAATGATGCGTTTTATAGTCAACCTACATTTAAAGGGTGGGTCTTAAATACTGAAAATTATACTTGGGAGCCGCCTTTACCTATCCCTGTTGATGGAGACAGAATGTTTCGGTGGGATGAAGAAGATGAGGAATGGGTAGAGTTCGTACCATAATCTATCAAAACTGACTTAATACAGTTACATGGCCTACTAAGCCAACATAGGAATAACTAATGAAAGTCTACCAAATTTCCCTTTATTGCGATGCTTTTGATGCAAGGGGGAAAAGTTGGGAAGATTTAGAGGCTGAAACCGGCTGTAAGCCCGATAGAGCTTGGTTAGACCCAATACATAACCGAAGGTTGCTTAAAGCAGAGTTCGGTTGCTCTGTAAGTCATTTACGCGTCTGGCAGAAAATTGCAAAATCTGGCGTTTCTGGAATAATCTTGGAAGAAGACGCAGTATTCTCTAGTTTTGATGTCTCTGAAATCGAAGAAATTTTAAAATCTCACCATAGCGTTTGGCTAGGATATAGAGAGAATACTATGGGATATTGGTACAATGCTCATGCTTATGCCATAACTCCAACAACCGCATTAGAGCTTATAAATGGCTTTTCTAATGCGATTATACCAGCAGATGAGTGGTTGCCCTTAAAGTTGAAAGGCAGTTTTAACTATTTTTATCGTCCGGAAATTGTTAAACAAATACCAAGGTCACAAAGACCATCAACTATAGAGGAGGATAACATGACGCAAAATAATAAAAAAGACTTTCGAATTGTTACTGTAGCAACCGAACAATCAAAAATGTGGGCTTTAGAGCAATCTGCGGGAAAATACGGCGCAAAGGTAGTAAACCTTGGGAAAGATCACCCTTGGCGAGATGAAATGACGGGCTTGGCCGGTATGCCAAAAATACAATTGATTAATGAATATCTGTCAACTGTCCCAGATGATACCATCATACTTTTCATGGACGGGTATGATACATTTCTTGCGGACAGCCCAGAAACTATTCTTGAACGCTACTTTCAAATGGGCGCTGATATTGTATTCGGGGCAGAAAGTGAATGTTGGCCTGATAAAAATACAGAAAATAAATGGTCAGATACAGGAACAAAGTACAAATATTTAAATAGTGGTTGTTATATTGGTACAGCAAAAGCCCTACATAGTTTTATTTCATTGCCAATAACTGAAAAAGCTAATGGTGATGATCAGCTTCATTGCCAGCAAAGATATTTAGCTATGTTTGGCGTTGAAACAGATTATAGCGTTTTATTAGATTTTGAGGCTTATATTTTCCAAAACCATGATAAAGATGTTAAGGTTATTAATAATCAGTTATGGAATACAGATACAAGCTGTTGTGGTTGTATATATCACGGCAATGGCGGTAATGATGCTAAAGAATACTTTTTAGAGATGGCAAGTAAATTTGGATTTACTAACCCAGAAGCCGAAGTTGTAAGCCCATATTATTTGACCTTAGATTATGTAGAAGTTGCTAAAGACATATTAGTAACTGACTTTTTAAGTGAAAACCAATGTAAATTTCTAATAGATAAGTCAGAAAGCCGTGGAAATTGGGGCGCTATGGAAGGAGATAAGTTTCCAGCGCAAGAAATAAGACTTAAAGATATGGGTCTATGGCATGAATACGAAAGGCTTTGGCATGAAAAGTTAGGGAAAATTTCCGAAAAGTTTTGGCCACCAATGGAACATTACGGACTTAGGGATGCTTTTACTATGAGATATAAAACAGATACTCAAACTTCTTTGGCATTACATACAGATGCATCTTTAGTAACTGGTAGCGTCAAACTAAATAACAATTATGAGGGCGCAGAGTTAATTTTTCCAAGGCAAGATTTCTCAAATATAAAAGTAAAAAATGGTCAATGTATTTTATTCCCAGCACAAGTTACACATGGACACTATGTAAATGAATTAAAATCTGGTGTGAAATATAGTCTAACTATGTGGACAAGCCGTTATAGTGGTGACGTAAATGGTTAAAACATTCGTTGAGATTGGTTCAGCTGACTTCAATACGTGCCTTCCTCTTGCGAAGTCAGGTTGGAAAGGAATTTGCATTGAGCCAGTACCATATCTTTATGAGAGGGTAAAAAAACAGTATGAAGGATACGATGTTGAGGTAAGAAATCACGCTGTATCAGACAATAATGGCGCTTTAGAAATGGCTGTAGCGCGTGATGAAGGTTGGCTCACTGGTTGTTCTCATATTATTTCGGAAAACCACATTGGATACAAATTAAGTGAACACCCTGATAGAAAAGGTGACTTCGAAGAAAAGATTACTGTTGGTTGTTCTACCCTAGACTATGTTATGTCCCTTATGGATTATGTCGATTTTCTGAAGATAGATACAGAAGGCCATGAACTTAACATTATCATGAATTATTCTTTTCGAACAAAACCAAGATTTATTAAGATTGAGCACAAGCACGTTGATGATATTCTGTTATGCTCAAAGCTAGAAGAAAATGGTTATTTGGTCTGGACGGAAAAAGATGATATATATGGTATAATTTAACAGGAGTTTTATAATGTCTTTTGGTGCTAGTACCTTTGCAAGTTCGCCTTTTGCTGATGCTGGCACAGAAAAATATGGACTTAGTGCTGTTGGAATATCTACATCTGCCCCTGTTGTTGGTAATTCAGATATAACTGAAGGCAATAATTTTGGCGCAAATAATATTACTTCAGGATTGCCGACTGTCGGAACTACATCTTTTGGTCAAATTCATGTAATATCAATCAATGAACTGATTTCTGGAGCTCCTGATGTTGAAATTGCAACAATGTTTGAAGATGAAACCTTCTCTGCATTTGATTTAGTTTCTAGAAGGCCAATCCCATCACTAACGACTATCGCTCAAGAGCATCTATTTAACACTGGTGAATTGCTTTCAGGCGCTCCCGATGTTCCAGATCAATTTGTTAGAGAAGAGGAAACATTTACTACGGGTGAACTTTCTTCAAGCGCACCATTATTAGCTACATCTACAATCCTTCAGGAGCATGTGGTGCAATCTGGCGAGCTATTAAGTGGAGTTCCTTCTGTACCAGCGCAACCAATGTCAGAAAAAGAAACATTCTCAACTTCAGACTTAGAAACTGGGAACGTGGCTATCTCTGGCTCTACTATCATTCAAGGTCATAATTTTGATAGTTTGAACATTAATACAGGCAGTCCATCAGTACCTAATTCATTATTTGTTCAGGAGGAAACTTTTGAAACAACAAATCTAGTAACTTTGCAACCAATTCTGGGAACTGCTGATATTACCGAAGAAAATGCACTTTCTGGTACTACGTTAGTTTCAAGCGCATATATACTTGATCAAGCCGATATTTCAGAAGAAAACATTCTTTCTGGAGATGGTATAACGGGTTCTTCTCCTAATATTGCAGAGGTTGTGATGATTTGCGACCATGTTATCTCAACTGCAAATTTAAACACCGCTCCTCCTATAGTTGAAGAAGTTTCTGCATCAGAGGAAGAAACATTTACTACGAATGAACTTTTATCTTCAGCTTTCATTATTGATGAAGCTACATTTAAACAAGATCACCAATTAGAGAATGATCGCTTGCTTACTGGTCGTCCTGTTTTAGCAGAAATTAACTTTGTGCAAGGTCACGAATTTAATGCGAATAATATTTTAAGCGGAGCTCCCACAATACCAACGCTAGTATATGATGCGGCATTAGGCAGAATTGCAGAAGAAGGTTTAGAGAGTATAAGCCTAGCAGAATTAGTAGTTAGTGACCCTAATACTGGTACACTAATAGTTCAGAAACCAAATAGCGTTGAAATAGCCGCGTAAAAGTTGTAAGGAAAAGACATGGCGTTCTTTATAAAACAAAATGATACATCACCTGCATTACAGGTAACACTAAAAGACGGAACTGGTGCTGTGGTTAATTTGACCTCAACATCGGTGAGATTTCATATGCGTCCAATTGGAAGTTCTACAGTTAAAATTGATGCTACCGCTACAATATCAAACGCGGCAAACGGGATTGTTTATTATCAATGGGCTACAGGAGACACTGATACTATTGGTTCTTTTGAATGTGAATTTGAAGTTACATACACAGGTGGAGAAATAGAAACCTTTCCAAATAATCAATTTATTGATGTAGAGATAACAGATGACATCATCTGATGGGGAAAAAATGCATGGGATTACTAAAGCAGAATTAAAAGCTTTAATACTAGAAGCCGCAGAAAAAGGTTCTGATAGAGCGCTATCAAGAATAGGATTGCATGACGAAAACGCTGTGCATGATGTAAAAGAATTGCGTGATTTGCTTGAAGGTTGGAGGCAAACCAAAAGCTCAGTTTGGAAAACTGCTGTAAGATGGGGTACACTATTTGTACTTGGATTTGTTTCATTTGCAGTCTGGTCAGAGTTTAAATCAAGGTTATAACTCTAGGAGGGGTTTATAATGAGGATTTTTTTATTTTTTATAGCAGTTTTAATTGGATTTTTAATAGGTAACCTTGCACGCGCAGATGATATTATTAGAACTGAAACAAACTCAACTATAACAACAGATGGTTCAATGGAAACGACTATAAATAGTCCACCACCATCAGCTATCAGTCCAAATATCAGCAACAGTAATTCAGATTTGTGTACTGTTGGTGTTGCTGGCGCAGTTCAAACACAGATATTAGGTATCAGCGCAGGGACAACATTTACCGAAGAAAACTGTTTATTACTCAAAAAAGCTTCCATTATGTATGACATGGGCATGAGGGTAAGCGCTGTTTCTATCATGTGCAGTGACCCAGTTGTTTTTGAAGCCATGCTCAATGCTGGCACGCCCTGTCCCAAGGATGGATTGGTGGGAGATAAGGCTAGGTTAGCTTGGGAAATGCAAAAGGTTGAAGATCAAATTGAGTATGAACAAAATAGTCCAATGAGGAATATATTTGATGATAATACAGAAACAAAGATTGGCTTGGGCGTTATTCTTAGCACTCTTGCCCTCTTACTCGCAATGTGAGCCTTACACATACGGAACAACAGGAAACGCCGCTGGAAGTTCTTTAAGCTGGACTATGGCTAATGTTTTGCCAGAAGGTATTGGGCTAGATGTAAATGGTTTAATTTACAAATATACTACTGTAAAAAATCCAGAAGATGATATGCTTGTTCATGTTGGCAATTTAAATGCTAATGGCGATGGCTACATATTCAAGGAAACTGATGATTGGTCAGGGGTAGCTGGTAACACAATCGCAAAATCTTTTGCATTACCAAATATACCATCAGGACAATGGGGCAATGGCTCTATTGATGTTGAGGGAACAGGCGAAGTCAAAGACGCTGTTGTTATATATAGTTACAGGCTTGATAAATGCTTTAACCCACAAGCTGACCCATCATGTGCAGGGTATAGAAGGCCAGTACCACCTGTTATTGAATATGAAATATACAACGCATTAGAAGATGACGCGGTTGTAGAAAATATAGATGTAAAAGCCGAAGCTGATTACGATGAAGATAAAGCAAAGCGTGATGATGAAGAAGAAGAAGAAAAGCAGTCAAGAATAGAATTAGGTTTGGCACAGGCTGAAAATGCATTAACCCTTACTCTTGATCAGGGTCAGTCGCAGATCATCAATGCAATGAACTCATCGACTAATATCGACACATACTATAATTCTAAGATTAATGGTGGTATATATAAGGATACATTGGTTTTAAATGGTGGTAATTTGCCAGATAATAAAAAAGGTTTAAGAAATAATTTAGCACAGCAACTTCTGCATAATCAATTAGTAGACCTGCAATATGATTAAAAGGAAAAGAATGATGAAATATTTGAGTACAATTTTTATATTACTGGCTTGCCCAGCAATCGCTAACGTGGACATTGTTGGAACTGTTGAGGCCAAATGCGTAATTCAAACAACAAAATCTGGGGTCTATGGAAACCCTATTGCAAGTAAATTAAGCACAACACCATCCGATGGTGGTGTATTGCCTGTTATAAGATATGATGTTTCTATAGCTGATAGTTATACCGCTAATATTACGCATCCAACATCTTTTAGTTCATCCCCAACTTTATCAGATACAGTTGCATGGACAGGAAGTACAAGCGTTACGCAAACGTCTGTTGCTGGAATGTCAGCATATGAAGCCGCAAAAACTGTGGTGGACAGTACGACCATATTCAATTTGACATTGGCTGGTTCTACTTGGTTTTCTACAGCTTCAAGTGCAGTCTATGGACAAGCTAAACCTTTTTCTGGGGGTACATATACCGCTTCAGTAGTAGCAACGTGCATACCAAAGTAATATTATTTACCATTCTTGGGGCTATGTTGGGAGCTAATGCACAATCACATGAACAAACTCCAGCATATCCAAGGATATTGCCTTCACACGTACAGGACGTGGTTAAAATACAATTACAGATATTAAATAGACGAAAAGAAATAAATTATTATGAAGTCGGTTTGTTTGATAAAAATTTTGATGAAATAGATTTTACAACAAAGCGAAAAATAATAAAAATAGACTATGAAGAAAAAATAGACTTTGATGTTTATCTAAGGAAATCAGATTTACATAAAGCAGTTTATATCTGTACTGCATCAAAAATTTTAAAATCAAATAAATCTAGGGCAATAGTTTCGTCCATCGTATGTTCAAAATTAGGTGGAGAACCGCTATGAGATTAATATTTGCATTATGTATTATTTCTAGTTCAGCTATGGCAGAGAATAGCGCTTTGTCTCTTTCTTTGCCAAATCCCCCAATGAATTATCAATCGGACAGTTTTTCTACAGGGAATATGCGTTGCAGTAATGCAGTGGGTGGTGGTGTAAATCTTGAATATGGAGTTACAGGTGTTCTTACTGGTTTGGACACAAACAGCAAAGGGCGAGATATAGGTGTTTATGCAAGAATAGTTATTCCACTGGATAAGCCAAAAGCGCGTATCAATTGTAATGACTTATTCCAAATAGAGCTGTCACAGCGCAGATTGGAAATACAAAAACTACGTGACGAAATCGAAGCACTTAAAAACTTGCAAAATGTTGAAATGGAGTTTGAGGACTGATGGTAGATACAACAAAAATTGCAGATGAAATAGACGGATTAGCTGATAAACAGGTCAAAGTTGGTGGTGTAAAGCTGACTTTTGCCTCAATTATGGCAATTTTGGCATTTATTAGCACTGTTGTGGGGGGACTTTACGGCGGTTTTGTGTTATACCAGAGGATAGAAGCTGTCGCTGGCCTTGATTTAGATGAATATCAGGCTGAAATTAGGTTTATAGATAATAAGATAACAGCATTAACGGAAAAATCAGAACAAGGGATAGATTACACACGCGATATTAAAAATAATTTGAAAAATGACATTCTCAGATTGGAAAAACAGTCGGATAGAACTGAACAATTGGTTCGTAATGTTTTAGATGATGCGCGTGATATGATTGACAAGGCTTCTAGGCGCTTTGAAACACAAAGAGAACAGCTAAGAAGTACACAAAAAGGCGATATGGCAGAGTTAGAAGCTCGGCTAGAGAAGTTAGTGCAAAGGGCTTTAGATAACCCCCTAGCAAATTAGGAGTAAATAAAATGAGTGAATTTGATAAAATTGATACAGATGGAAGCGGTACTATTGATAAGTCAGAATGGGACGCGCTTGAATTAGAAAATCGTCGCAAGGTAATGGAAGATGAAGATGCTCAACGTGACTCACAAAGGGCTATGGCATGGTTCTGTTTATGGGGTATGTTGTTATATCCAGTTGGAGTTGTAGCAACTGCTGGCCTTGGATTAGACAAAGCCGCGAACATTATTGGTGATATGGCCAGTATATACTTTTTAAGTGTTGCGGGTGTAGTAGGTGTTTTCTTTGGTGTTACTAAAATGGGTGGCTCTAAGTCAAAAAATGGTGATTAATTATGTATCAATATTTTGTAAAAAATGTCTTAAAAGTCGTTGATGGTGATACTGTAGATGTAGAAATTGATCTGGGCTTTGATTTGACTAAAAAAGAACGTGTTCGTTTGGGTGGTATAGATACACCAGAAAGTAGAACTAGAGACTTGGAAGAAAAGAAACTAGGTTTGCAAGCTAAAGATTATCTCAAAAGCTTAATCATGAACGCTGATAAATTAATTGTTAGAACTGAAAAAGATGGTAAATTTGGAAGAATGATTGGGTATTTATATATGAACCCTGATGCAACAGTATCTTTAAATCAAATGCTCATAGATGAAGGTTTCGCGTGGATGTATGATGGCGGTACTAAGAAAAAGGATTTGCAAGAATTACTTGATAAAAGGAGAATGCGATAATGTTAGCCAGTTTAATCGGACCAGTTACAGGTTTATTAGATAAAGTTATTGAAGATAAAGATCAAAAGGCCGCGTTAGCCCATGAGATTGCCACAATGTCCGACCAGCACGCTCAAGAGGCACTTATGGGGCAACTTGAGATAAACAAAGCAGAAGCCGCCTCTGGGTCTTTATTTAAGGGCGGTTGGCGACCATTTATCGGTTGGGTTTGTGGATTTGCCTTTGCTTATCATTTTGTACTGCAACCTCTTATAGTCTTTGGAGTTACAGCGGCTGGTGTTGAAATTCCAGAATTGCCAAGTTTCGATATGGGTAGCCTTTTAACTGTTATGATGGGAATGTTAGGATTAGGCGGTTTGAGATCAGTTGAAAAGCTGAAGAAAATTGAAAAATAAATGACAAAGCTTTCTGAAAGTTCAGAGTTTACAATACCTCTAAAGAACCTATTGGCCTTGGTGGGGGCTACAGCCGTTAGTGTTTGGGCATACTTTGGAATAATTGAGAGATTATCTTTTTTAGAGCATGAACAAGTAATGCACTGGGAAGAAATCACTGAAAATGACGATTGGATAGACCAATTTAAGCCCCCACCTGAAGTTGCAGATGCTATAAAGCGAGTACGCGCTATTGAGTTAAAAATGAAAGAATTAGAAATGCGTCTTAATTTTTTAGATAGGAATAAGGTATGATCTTAAATAAACAACAGGTAAGTCAGCTTCTTAATGGTAACGATGAATGGGAAGATTGGGTGAAGCCTCTTCAAACGATGTTGCCGCAATATGAAATAGACACTCCTAGTAGAATTGCTATGTTTATGGCTCAATGCGGTCACGAAAGTAATAACTTTCGCGTTTTAAAAGAAAACTTAAATTACTCCGCGAAAGCTCTAAATATCATCTTCCCAAAATATTTTGAACGCGCTGGGCGCAATGCGGACGAATATCATCGACAGCCAGAAAAAATTGCAAATGTTATATATGCAAATCGCATGGGTAATTCTACGACTGAGAGCGGCGATGGATGGCTACACAAGGGCGCGGGTGTCATTCAATTAACCGGAAAAAATAATCAAACTGCCTTTGCCGATAGTATTGGCAGAACACTTGAGAGAACAATTGAATACTTAGCTACTAAAGAGGGCGCTCTTGAAAGTGCGTGTTGGTTTTGGAAAGAGAATAATTTAAATCGTTATTCTGGTGATATTTTGAAAGCTACGAAAAAAATCAATGGCGGGACAATTGGCCTTGAGGATAGAAAGCATCACTATGAGGACGCTTTATCAATACTAGGTGGAAAGATAAATCCTGCTCCGCGTCCAACACTTTTAAAAGTTGGCTCTGAAGGTGAAGCAGTAAAACTGGTTCAAGAAGCAGTTGGTCTTGAAGCTGATGGTGTATTTGGTTTGATAACAGAAAAATATGTCATGGCGTGGCAAAAAGAAAATGATCTTATTGCAGATGGTATTGTAGGAATTAAAACTTATAAGAAGATGATAGGGTAAAAAATACTTGCATTTTTGCTAATGTATCTTCATAAACCACTGGTGGGTGGATTAATCTAACAATAACCATATAATGCGAACCGGCGAATTATGTCATTGTTGGTCACGTTGCTACCAAATGCGCTAACATTACTATCAACGTCCACCCACACGATAACCTTATTATTTTATAATATATTGTTTTTCTCTTGGAAGCTTGTATTTATTTTTTAAAGATCGAACACTAGCGATATCTAGATCAAGCATATTAGAAATTTTTCTTTCACTTATACCTACTGTTAAAAGATCATTTACCCTTGTTGCATTAGTAGTGAGCTTAATGGGAATTTTAGACCTACCCCCCAATGAACCAATCGCTTTTCCATTTACGTATCTGTTGTAATATGCGTCACTCTTTTTGCGATGAGGTTCTTTCATAGCTACAGCCTTCATCATTAAACCAACTTCTGTTTCAGTCGGATTTCTTTTTTTGATTTTTTTGAATTCCAGCAGATAGTTTCTCATTATTTGTGCTTTCTGATTTTATTTTTTTTAACAAGTAGTTTATGTGATCTGAATAATCATACAAACACTCATCCTCCATAGATTTACTTAATGCAGTTAGATGTGCTTTTATAAATCCTTCATTTTCCATGGCGCACCCTAAATCTATCAATCTTTTTTAAAGTTTCTCTGGTAGGGAAATGTTTTTTCAAATGTAATGTTTTCCCTTTTAGCTATTTGATAAATTTGTTGCTTGCTAATCCCAAGCTCATTAGCGGCTTCTTTCATTGTTTTTCCTGATTTGGCTTGAATTGCAATTAGATCAACTCTTTCAGACATTTGCCGCTCCAATAGCTTTTTCCATTTTGACATTGATTAGCCTCCTAATTTAAAAATCTAGTTCATTACTTAAAATAATATCAATAATGCGCTCTTCATCATGTTTTTCAATTTCATTTTGCAAGCGCTTAGAGATCGTTTTGCCAGTTTTGGCTTTAGAGTACCCTTCTATCTCT